AATACTAGGTGATATGATGTTGATATTGGGTTATGTGAGTGTGTCATTAAATCCTAAATCATTTATCTTAGTAGTATTCCATGTTCCAGTAGTAGACAAATGCTTAAAGTTTATAGCACTACAATATGCTTTTGATATATACATACTTGTTGTGGTTTTGTTATCTGCTGAACAAGAATAGAACGCTAGTTTATTACATTCTCTTGTTTCAAACATGAAGTTTCCTACGAAGTCTGAATCCAATATGAAATTAATGTTACTAAAGCATACTGGGACACCACAGCTTATTATTTTTATCGGTTGCTTAAGATGCACGGTATTATTTTTTCCGTATATTCTGATAGCTCCGCTACCGTAAAAGTATTGTATTACCAAACTATCTGTTAAAGTACCGTTATTACTAAAAGTGTATGTTGTCATATATGAAGTTAATTTTGGGGATAGCTGAATATTTGACGCTAAATTTTCCAGAGTGGTAGATACTGTTCTGTCTGCTGGGTACACATTGGTATTTAATAATGGGGTATAGTATTGTGTATTGCCCATATTTGATGAATATATTATTTGGTTATTATCCTGTAAAGACTGGTCTAATACGAATATTTTAGTATTTGTTGTATTATCGTTTACACGAATCTGAACATCATATAAGTTAGATCCGATTCTTTTAGACATGCTCATCCCTTTGATAGTTACATTGTAACCATTCGTGAAAGTTATTAGTTCATGTGTTGTCTCTCCACATCTTAATAATCTAAACCCTTCTAAATTGAAACCATCAAATTGTGTAGCTTCCATTACTTTACTGCAATTTTCTCCACCTTGATTAAGTACACTTACACCCCATACCCTATTTGCGTTAATCATTAGCTTAGCACCGTCACACGCGTTGTCAGTAAGCGTACAATATCTAAGATTGTCATAAAAATATCCTGTTTGGAACCCATTTGCTTGCGTGCCATTAGTATAGCATCCGCTTATCTTAAGAGATGTTCCGCATATCCTTATTCCAACTTTGCAGTTATACGCAAAACATTGATTTATAGATGATAATATCCCAGCTATTCTATATCCTTCTTCAATTGCTCTAGATACCCTTAAGTTCGTGAACGTAGAATAGGACACATAATTTTCTACTTCTGTATCTAGCGTTCCTATCCCAACATTTACTACACCAGCACATGCAAATTCGAACCCACTTAAGGTAATTGAATTTGCTGTATTGATAAGCAATATACCATAATTTGTTATAATGGAATCTGTTTGCGCCTGTATTTTGCTTACGCCGAAACTACTTCCTTCTAATTTTAATCCTACTGTAGAAATTGTAAATATTGCTTTATTAACGGTATCATTATAACTATAAACATTGTATGTTTGTGGGGGTATACTCAATTTATTTGTGGTTGTCGAACAATAGTCTATTGCTCTCTGTATTATAACATGGTTCTTTGGGTTAGTTGGTTGTGCTCCAAACATGTTTATGTTAATTTCACGGTCTATTATCAGTTTAGCAACTAAACCATTTTTAAGTTCAAGCATGTCCATACCGTTTGGGGTCTCTTCCGTAACTATTAGGTACAAAGCCCCCCCTAAATCATTAGGTTCATAAAATCCAAGTGTTTTTACTACATTACCATCTGTCAAGCTTTCATCTGCAACCATGTCCGCTACGTTTGTATACTTACCTATTTTGGTATTAAATAACACCATATTTATTAGTTTTTCTAGCGTGCCATCCGTAAGCCATTCATTAAGTTGATTTTTGGCGTAAAGCTCAAGCTGGGTGTCTATCCATTCTTTAAGTTGATTTAACCACTCTATGATACTAGTTTGATTCTTTATAATTTCATTTATTTTATATTGGATTTTTAGTAATTTTTGGTAACTGTCTAAATCATCATCGAAATAAATAGGTAACACAAACGTGTTATAAAAGTAAAGCGGGGTAATTTTGTTGAATATATCATTCATATTAGTTCTCCTTAATATATTAGCATGAATAAATCCCTTAATTCATTAAAAACCATTTCATCAATGTTGCGTAACGCATCATAATATTGCATCAACAATTCCTGCTGTGAACGGCTAGAAAAACCTGTGTTATCATGCACATAATTTTCTGTGTTATCTGTTGCAGCATTTGAATTTTGCTTTATTATGTTTGTGCTATTGCTTGTGCTGTTATCAGTCTGTGTATCTTTGGTTGTTGCACTGTCTTCTGTTTGAGTGGAATTGGTTGCGTAATCTCCACCATGCAATGTGGTCTGTGGCAAATCAGAATAAACGTTACTTCCTGTGCCAGACTGTGTACCTGTTTTATTCGAAGTCAAGTTGTTTGCCACTTTTTGTGTTCCATCTGTGTTATTAGATGAATTGCTCGTTAAGTTATTTTTCCTAATATACGTTTCATGCATTTGTGTATCAATGAATGGGTCAAATTTTTTGCTTGCTGCTTCGTACATTTTATTGTACACAGGCATGATAAGGTTAAGCTTCTCTCTGAGCATAAACTTCCAACGCCCTATGGATGTGATGTTAATCTCGTGAAAGTAGAAATGTCTTATCAGCTTATCCTCAAATGTCGTTCGATAAGATTCATCGTAAATTGGGAAATCGAAATTGAATATCTTTGGCAATGCAATAGCAATCTTTTGGTCGGTTGTAATGTCTGGTGTTTCCTGTGAATAACTTTCTACAATCCAGCGTACACTAATAGTATATTGGTCCCTATCATCATATATCATATTCTAGCTCACTTTCTACGTAACCTTCAATTTCCTGCCCATCCAGTTCTTGAGCAGCTTGAGGATTGAAAGCACGGTTAATTAGCGTGTCCATATTACTACGGAAGATTACATCTATATTTTGACCAAACATTCTATTTATTTCCTTACAAGCTTGCTTTCTGATTGAAAGCCCGCTGTTTCGATACATCTCGATGGCACCCCCAGAGCCATTGACTTCGCTTTCTGTTCTACGCTCACGCTTATCCGTGTTGGAGTTTTCGATACCAAGTGCTGTCATCGCATCATTCCAAAGGGCTTGATACATAAACCACAGCTTGTCAGCTACGTAAGGTGCATCAGTTTTGATTGCTTGGAATGCATCCTTAAAATCTATTCCTGCCGACTTGTCAGTCAAGATAACTGGCACGTTTCCATCGTATTGCGAATAAGCTTCATTTACGCTTTGTAAATTAGCTATCGTTGTAGACATTGCAATTGGTGTTTTCTGGGCGTTTATGTTTACATCTATAGCACGTAGTATATTAGTTAACCGTCTTGCGTATAAGTCTATCGTCATAATTGTTGGCTTACGCAAATAATTGTTGAAGATAAAGACACTGTCTATATCGGTTCTAACATCGAAATAATCTGATGTCACAGAGTATGGATATCGGCGTGTTGGGGTACGATAGATATCCAGCTCTCCGTCAAACATACAAGGCAGAGTAATATCCCCCAGCACTTCATCGTGAAAGTACAGGATGTATCCTTTGTACATCAGTGTCAATTCCAAGAATCTTTCGTCAATCGTATCTGGCAGATTAAGCCATTCATAGCAGTTCATGCAAAGCATGGAAAGTCTTCCAAATATATCCGCGTAAGTTGCATCGTTATTGAGCATTGCTTTTATTTTTCTTCTTTTACTGGACATTATTTATTACTCCTTCCATAATCTCCGACATAGTCACCATGCCAAAATGTAATTCCGTTGTTTAATGTGGACTTGATTTTTGTAATATCTTCAAATGGTACGCTTCCTACTACCGTAGCCTGTATAGTCTTAACATAGTTCCAACTTGGGCGCCCTGTAATATTTGGCACTTTAAGTCTGTTTGTTTTGTAACCGAATCGGTCAAAGAAATCATCGATACGTTGCGCAAACTCTGAGCGTATATATGCAGCGCAATATTTTGGATATAGGTCATTGTTAGCCATTAAGGTTGTTGACGAGTTAGTTCCAGAATAAGTGGGTGGTAGTGCCTTTTTGATTGAAACCTCTTTGAACGCATCAAACGAAGTTGCAAGCATACTACCTAATCCAGCCCCAACACCAAGAGGGTTGCCAGACATTGCAGAACCAATAGTTCCCACAGCTCCGCCTATTAGGTTACTTCCGAAGTTAAAAGCCGTTCCTACAACGCCACCGTTCTGAGCAAGCCAAGCCTTATAGGTATCAATGTTGAATGAGCACTGAGGAAAGCCAGTGGTGCACATTTTATACATATCTTTTCCATTTGACCTATAGCCATTCGGTGATACATATATAGATGGGTTTGGAGAAACATCCCACTCAACTTCAAAAGTTGGTTGTGATGGATTGCTAAAGTATTCATATTGATACTCACATGATGAACCAGCACCATCGAACGCAATCAGCTTCACATAAGGGTCTGTGAAAAGCTTGTTATTTCTTGGCGTGTATCCGTCAATAGTTGTAGGTCTGGCAGGAGCATTGTCGGTTAATGTACTGTTGTTTATCATCGCACCCCACGCCATAAAGATAGATACGACACCATCTATTTTATTACCATCAGTTAATTTCTTTAAATACTCATTAACCGCTGTTACGCCAGATGTAGATGCATCGAACCAATGATATCCGCACCCTTGAAATATACCGTGTATGATATCTCCACCCTCATAACTTGTGCCATCCAAAGATGCAGTACTTGCTACGCAAATCCTTTTAACATCACGTATTTTGGATGATGAAACAGCACCGTATCTGTACTCGCCATACTCTAACCCCTCTGGAACAAGGTTAGCTCCGATGGAATCATTGCTAATGTGTTCACGCTCCACCATGCACTCTTTCACCGTGATATCGAAGTACCAAGTTTGCCACACATCCAACTCAAATGTTATCCTGCTCATGTTGACATTCACAAATTCGATACCAACAATGAAAGCATAGAACCACTTGTTATTGAAGTTCTTATTTTGAAACATGATATAGTTACAATCATACAGGTTGTCGGCAACCACATCCACGGCTATAGTATTTGGTTGCATACGAACTGGTGTCATATTTGGTTTGTTGTACTTAGCCTTTGCCGCAAAGTAATTGTACTGTGCTGTGGCAGAACCAAACGTTAACGTGTCTGTGTAACTATTATCTAATGGTACACCGCTCAAAATGCGTACATTAGTGAGCGGTGATATAGTCGTTACAAAATTCATTAAGCTGCAACAGTGATAGTAGCCGTGCCTGTTTTGGATGGGTCAAGTACTGACTTAGCAGTAACAATCAAAGCAGTGTTTGCTTCTTTGCCTGCAATCGTCAATAGCCCGCTTGGGGTGATTGTACTTGTAACATCTTTGTTTCCAGATAATTTCCAAGTCACCGTCTTGTCTGCAAATCCTGTACCAACAACTGCTGCTGATAACTGTAAGGTTGCACCTTTGCTAAGCGTTGCTGTAGCTGGGGATACTGTTACACTTGTGATACCACTTGTCTTGTCTGTGTACATCATTGCATTAGCAAATGGCGATACACTGAAAATCTTCCAAACGTGGTAAATGTTCTGCCAGTACATTCCCTCTGGATTGTAGATTTCTTTGTATGTCATTAAGACATCGAAAATCATGAACCAGTCTTTGTCAAATGTAACAGCTGGAACACTTGCCAGTAACTCTAACTGGTCATTCGTAAACCGCACATACTCTGGGTCACTTCCCAGTAGCTTGTCCAAACGGCCAAAGTCGAATACATCGAATCCGTCAATCATAACATGTCGTGCTTCAATCTCAGCCTTGTCCATGTTAAATGCAGAAGCCAAAACATTGAAGTTGTTAAGTGCGCCAAATTTAGCTGATGTCATAAGAATCAAATCTTCTGGGCGGCTGAATGTAGTTACTTTTGCAATGTTGTATTTATTGCTAGGGAAACGGAACATGTAGGAAGCTTCCGCCATCGTAGTGGCAACCTCTTTTACCGTATCAGCTGTCACGGCTGGAATCTGAGTTACCCCAATATATCCATCCAGAATCATTTTAGCGATAAGATACTTTGTAGTCAAAAACTCATCGTACTCAGCGCCGCTATACAATGATTCATACAACCCACCGATAAGGTCGTATACACCCTCAGGAGATAAGAACGCCTGTCGTAAGTTCTCCTCACTGATTGACTTCTTGTAAAATTTTTCGTAGTTCAATGTATGGAATGCGGTGTATACATCACCAGTTTCCAGCTTGAATACATTTGTCTGAGCTTCCACGATATTGTAATCGTGCGGCTCAGCCATGGCAACAAAGATTTCCTCAACCCTCTCACCAAATGTCATAAGTCCTCGCTTCAACATTTTTAAGCTTGAGCGATATGCTTTTGAAGTAAGCAGCACCATGCCGATACGATTCGCAATGTTGGAATATAGCATATTTGGATATGCTGGGTTGTTCATTACGATTTCGCCAATGGCTGCCCTGTTAGAACCATCAGCTAATGCTACTGGAACATCCTTTGCGTAAGAACCGCCAATATCGGCGCGTGCAGCATTCAGAATCTTTGCTGAATTTGCTTCTAAGTTTTTAACCTGTGGTATTGTTGGCATTTTATTCACCTTCCTTATTTAAATAGGTCGTCATACGTTACTTCGTTGACACCCTCTCCGCCATCATCGCGACCTCTTTCCAAGTCGTTCCGCATGTCTGCCAGATTTTCCTCTTTGATACGCCCCATGAAACGGTCAACATATCTCTGCTTCAAATCACGATATTTCGCTTCCCAGTCGATTACATTTTCTTCTGGTGTGTCGATTACTTTGTTTTCACTTTCGTCCTCTTGGACAACATCGTCTGAACCATCTTCCTTGCCATCGATTTTTACTTCTCTGGCAACCCAGTCATATTCCTTATTTTCTCCATCGTAGGTTTCACCGTATTTTTCGAGCATCCTCTCTCGTTCATCCAGTTCATCCTTTAATCTTCGGAAGTCTTCTTCCATGTCTGGGGTAAGCTCTCCGCTGTTCATCAGACGAGTAAGTAATTCCTCATATGCTAATCTTGTTCTCATTATCTTACTCTCCTTTTCATGTAATATATCCACTTCGACCGATTGCCCTTAGTGGGCTTCGGTGGTCGTCCGCCACAAGGTATATAGATAAAACCTTGAAATGTCAATCCTGCCATACTGTAGTCAGATGGCAAGTTATAGGTGATAAAATATTCGGCACCATAGTTACTGTTGCTTGTTACGATGCTACCGTCACTGTTGATAACCTCAACGACCCCAACATGCCCTGTACCAACTAAACCACCACTATAACAAATGATTGCGCCTAGCTTTGCTGTCTTACCTCTTGAGTATCCGTCCTGTGTGTAACCGTACCACTGGTCAGCATTACCCAGAGATAAAGTTGGGCGTTTATTCATGATTTCGTATGCACGACCCCAAGCATAGCAAGTACAGTTCGGCAGCCCATAACCTGCTAGGTAAAATGGATTTTGTGAATACCAGTATGGGTTATTCATCATTCCGCTGTCTGTCAGTCTTGGAGTGAATGTGCATCCGCCACCAATGTAATCATACCAAGTCAAGGCATCTGCCATTCGCTTTTGATAGTGGTTCGTGTCTGGGTCGTAGCTCGGCCGCTCATATCCTGCCATGAACAGAACAGCTAGCTTGTCTGCCGTCCAACCCATAGAATTAGACAAAAACTGATTGCCTGTTATGCCTATCATGTCGCTGGTAGCTCCGCTATTGTAATATGGTTGAATGAATGCTTCCGTAGTATACCACTCAGCCACGCCGCTTACATTTCGTATTTCCTGTGGGATAACTTTTAGCTGTACATCGCCACTTGTGTAAGGTGAAAGGCCAAGTGTGGCACAGTGTTCTTGAAGAACACTTTTTGGTGTCCACTGCACCAGGCCGTATCCACCACCGCCACCATCTTCCTCTCTACCGGGATTCACGCTACTTTCATTTTGCATGTTGCCAAGGATAGCCGCAATCGTTGCGTTATCAAAGCCCATTTCTTGATAGGTGGATATAACGATATCAGCATTGTTCTCCATTTCCTGCTGATTCAGTCCACCAGCACGTGATATCCAAGCCATGTTACTTTTTGAGGTTTGACTTTGCAAAGGCTTCTGTTCCACCTGTTGGGTAAGACACAACAACCCTATCGCCGCTAATCTCAATAACATTCAGCTTCATACCTTTTACATCCGCAATGAGCTTTACACCATCATAGTTGACTGCTTCTTTGGGGGATACCTTGTCACCGACCTTAATCTCTGTAGTAGGCTTCTGGCTGTTCCCTTTGTGCAAGTCCTTGAGCAAGGTTGGATAATCGTAATATGCAACATCCAAGTCCAGAGGGTCACCTCTGTACTGCCACATGCCGCAAGGGATTGACGGTTCAGAAACACCCCATTCTGCCAACCATAAGTCAACCGACTTCAATCGTGCTTCGTTCACAGCTTTCAGTTGGTTGTAAAAGGACCTGTTACAATATAGGAGCAAATAGGTTTTACATTCCTGCTCGACTACTTCTTTCCAAGCCTTTAATACTTCCATCTCGCTTGCGTACGTTACGCCATTGTTCTTTTTCCAATTTGCATCGTCGTCCCACTCCAAATCCAGAGCAATAGGATATGTGTTCCCATATCGAGAGATGAGGTTCATACACTTGTGGGCTTCGTCTTTTGCTTCTTTATAGTTACGCGCGTAGCTAAAGTGATAAAAGCCGTATGGTTTACCATGCTTTTTGCACAACTTTACATTGTCTTCGAGTTTTTTGTCAATAGCAAAGTGACCCCATGACGAACGAATCATTACAAAGTCCGCCCCTTTGATTGCCGTTTCGGCGTTGCCGTTGTGTTCTGAAATGTCAATTCCTTTTTTACTCATAATCATTCACCTTTCTTCATTGTTTCTTTCAGCGCTATAAGCGCTTGCGTGTTGTTGTTGATAGCTTTTGCCAGTTCCATTGTTTCCTGAGAGTGATGCTCGTTCACTTTTGCCAAATCTTCTCTGCTTCTGTCCGCTTGATATTTGACAAACCAACTCATTGCACCACACATCACGATAGGGAATCCCAATCTCGTAATAGCATCAATCCATGCATCCATGATATATCACCACCTTGATACCACTATAACACATCACAAATACATTTTCAATACATTCATAAAAATTTCTTTAACTTTCTGATTCTCGAAAAATAGGCAGCTGTTACGATAATACTGTACAGCTATATCAAGCATCGAACCATGTTTGGCTTTTACCAGCATCGTGTTTTCATTGTGCCCGTCCACGGTCAGTGAATACTTTATCCTGCATTGTGGGTCTACATCTTCACTTATCCACATCTTACCTAACTCATAGGATATCCAAGCACCCATCGTATGTTCCTCGTACGTAAATGTAAACAAAGGTTTACACTTTTTCTTTTTATCAATGAACCCTGCTTTCTCTGCTTGGAATTTATTGTGCAGTGAGAATGAACCATATACGGTATTGTTTATCAACTTACCTACAGCTGTCTGTTCACGGTACTTTATAAATTCTTCATCAGCTGCAAGATATATCATTGCCCTGCCGTCCTTGGATTTTGACACATTCTTTCCGTATGGTTTATCGACACCATAATATAATGCATATGGATTGTATATCGTGGTGGCGTTACCCAAGAGATATACTTCCATCTTTTCGCGGTTTCGGAAAACAGTGTCTATCAATCCGCTTAATAGCACTGGTTCCTGTTTGAGGTATCTTTCGGTCTGCCCTTCCTCAATCAAAAATTCGTCAAACATGATGGCGTCGACATCTGGAAAAGAAGCCCGCTTAAAATCCTTAGCCAGTGACAACGGTATAAAATAACACAACTGCTCGTCACCGTAGTAAGCACCTTTTGCTTGACAGGATATATCCTCGTCAAACAGTAATGCATCATTGATATCCTCAAATATGTTCGTAGTAGATAATATCCTTTTCATCTGATTTTCTGTCCTAAAAACATAGACAAATCGTCTTCCAGCCTTTACATATCTCTTTATGAGATGTTTCTTAACTCCAAATGTCTTTCCGCAACCTCGCACTCCTAATATCATCATTATAGGCACGTTGTGTGATAAGACATCATTTATATTAAGCCATGCGATTTCCGACATCGACATCACTCCTTTCCAAAAGAAAAGTAAAGCCATAACAGTTCACAGCAGCGTTACCAGCGCGCCAGTATCGAGCAGGAATTACCCTGTGGTGTCCCAACCTGTACTATGATTCAACCATAATGACCTTACCATAATAAGTATAACACATTACGGTTGAATTGTAAAGGTATGTTTTTCTAATACGATTCCGTTCTTGCTCATAACTGGTCGTAAAGCTCCGTCAAAAAAATTACGAGGTCTAAAGTTATCGTATGTTACATGCTGGTAACATTGCTTCGGCATACCAGCGCATGTTATATTCAAGATACGCATAGTACCTTCGTATTCATAAAACTGCCATGCTTCTGCCTTCTCGTCCGCAATAAGCTGCTCCATTGTTTCACGTGAAACAATTTCTTCCTCGATATAGGTCTTAGCTCTGATAAAATATCCGCGTTCCCACTTCTTTTCTAAGTCCCACGCGCCAAGCTTGGTTTTATCTACATCCAGATTATCTGGTATTTCCCAGCCATCGAAATGTAAGCTATCTGTGTCCATGTAAATAAACCTGTCATAATGCGACTGAGCTGAGCGTAATACTTTTTCTCTCCCATAACTCGTGATAAATGAAACCACAGGAACATAAATACTATCACGTTCTTGCAATTCACCTAATTTAAAACGTAACTTATCCTCGTAATAGGGTATCTTTTCCTGCACCTCTGGGCGTAGTCCAAACTTTCCAGACAAACTATTCATCATATCTTTTGCAATCTGGCGTAAACCTTTGTTTCCTACTTTGGTAGCATCTGCCTTTACTTTATACCATTTGTCTATATAATCTTTAAACATATTTTTGGAACTTTGAAATTTATAACCACCAAGCCACGTAATATTATACACATTATAGTGGTCTAAAAATAATTGCAAATCAACCGATGTCAAATACAAGTCTACCATTTCACCATCACTTGATTCCAAAAAATCAGTCCCCCTAAACAAGCCACAATGCTTAAGTTGTATAGTTGGTATATGATTTTCTTTTATTTCAAAAGAGCAATTCAACTTCTGGATATACAATGGATACAGCTTGTCTTTTTGGTATCTTCCATCATAGCGCACTGGTTCACCATATGGCAATGACTTTTCCCTCATAGCCCATGGATACATACTATTAACGTCAAACGTAAGTCCTTTTCCTATCTCTAAACTGGCGTACTTTTTATGCACCATGACTGCTCCACCTTTATAGGACTTTCTGCAAAAAGAATCTATTTCTCTATCCAGAACAGGGAACCATCGAGCAAAATTCTTCTTACCAATAATATCCTTATAATCTGATAAGGCATTAGACCCCTGTGTTATCTTTGTTAAGCCCTGCTCAAACAAAATATGCAAAGCTTGCGACATAATAGCTACATCAGCGTGCTGGTATTCCCATTCTTCATCGGTCGGTATATACCCCTCTGGTCTATCTGCTTCATAATTGATTTCAAGTTTCCTATAGTCAAGGCCGTAAGCTTTTGCGATTTGCTCCACAGACAATCTAATCAATTTCAGAGAGTCGTAGAAAGTTGTCGTTACAAGACCAAAACAAACACTCACAGAATAAAACTGTCCCATGTTCGATATAAGCGTTGAAAATTCACCTTTCAAAAGTTTCTTATTTGTAGTATGAGTATATCCGTGCGTAAGCAAATACGACAAAATATAACTGCTGTCAAACTTCAAATTATGAAAGTATATTATTCTATCTTCCTGTGCGCAATATTCAATAAAGCTTTCGATGTCTATTCCTCTGCAATAATTATCTGGGTCACCTACTACGCAACTTTCCCATGACCAAACATGAGCTGTTTCTTTGTCGGTTGTCGTTTCAAAGTCGGCGGCATATCTTACGGTCATTCAAACCGACCACTATTCTTTTCCCACCAGTCTATCCATTGTTCATAAATAGTGGTGTAAAGTTCTTCAGAATCAGTGGGGTTATACGTTGCGGTAACAGTAAGAAACGGATTTTCAAATCTTGCCTGTGATACTGCATTCATTGGCAAGTCATGGATAAATTCATACAGCGGGTCACCTTTTCCAACGCCAAGTTGCTGAGCTAAAGCGCCAAGATACTGATAAAAATAATTCTTATCAATTACCGCTGGGTTCTGCAGCCTAGCAAGCTGTTTTTCCATCCCTGTTACAAATCGTTCAAAACTACCTTGTGGCATACCTTTAAACTGAAAAGGTTTAATGAAGAAATTTGTTTCCGCAATTTCCCGCCTTGAAGTGCTATCAGTCGAAACCCTATCAAAATAGTTACGTATCTTTCTGTTCGTTGCGTTAGTCAAAATTCTTGCTTCTTTTACTTCGTACTTTGTTCTAACCTCGCCTGCCCCAGAATTTACAGGCTGAAAACTGTCCTTTTGGTGTATACGTTGCAAACGCTTAATCACGCGATTGTAATCATCACGCGTATTTATCCCTGCACGTATCGCTTCGTATGTCACTTTATTAGGTGCATACAATACAGCTTCTGGATTCTTGTTCAATTCTCTCGTGATTCTCGCGTTGTATGATGATATGACTTGCTGCAATTTACGCCTATCAGCATACTTCCATCTTATAGCCAAAAAATCACCCCTTTAAATAAAGAGGGCATAAGCCCCCTTATGATTATTTAGATAAACCGATGTGGTAGTAACGCTTAGAGCCTTTATCTTCCTGCTTAATTACTACCTTAATCGGTTTCTCTTTTGTAGGATATCCAACAAAACTAAAGAGTTTCTGTAAATCTCCGAAAATGCAAATACTTCCTGTCGCATAGCTTTCGCCCTTGTCATTGAACAGGATGCAGCGCGGGAACACTTTTTCCTCGCCTGTCTTCTCGTCATATGTTTTTGCGGTGTCGCAATATACTGCTGTTAATTTAAATGGTACATTGATTACCTCGCTAAGCTTCTTGTCTGGCTGTGTGATTGCGGAAAAGAATTTGATTTTATCGTCTTCTGTTTCCATCACGTAGTTTGTCCACATAGACCCCTCTACGCTCTGTGCGTTTGCTAGCTGCATTGCAAATGTTTCTTCAGGCAGTTCCATAACTGCCGGCATGTTCTGTTTTTTCATTTTGATTTTCTCCTTTAATGTTATTCTACTACTGTTGCATGTGCGATAAATTCGCTTAACGGACACCGCATGTTTACTTCTGTGACCTTGCAGTCAATAATCATTACGTTATCGTCTGTAACCTTATTCTTGATAAGATAACGCCGTGCCTTGGCTTTGTCAAGCGCTAAACCCTCAACGGTGTGCGCTGCCTGTACCATCTGACCATCATCTCCCATCTGCATGTAAACCACATTAGTATATGGTACGCTTCTGGTAATAAATTTCTGTGCCATATTTTCACCACCTTTCCTTTGACACCTTTAGTATATCAAAATATTATGTGATGAATATGTTAATTCTGTGTGAGAATATGTGATATGCTGAATTATGTGATTTTACGAAAATGTATTTTAGCCGTTGACAAGGGAGAGTAAAAGGTGTATACTATAAGTGAAGATAAGGTAACCCTTAAAGGAGAAAGAAAAAATGAAAAATACTACACTTAAGGAATACGTATTTAAACTTCCTATGGAAGAATATAATACTATCATATTAGTATTTTATTATGGTATTAACATTCTTACAGGAACATCACAAAAAATATTTGACAGTGTTACACCTAATATATTTGTAAAGGATACAAAGAAAATCAATCATTATAGAGAAGATTTAATTATAGTAGATGTTGATATTGATGAAAGTGAGGGAATATAATGGAAACTGTAAATACTATACTAACTAAGATAATCGAAAACGGAAGTTATGAAATGGTAGGAATAGAATACCATGACCACATCATATTTTTTGGCGATTTAAAAGAAGCAAGAAGAACGTTAGGTTATTATTTAATGGAATGTGAAGCC